AAAAAAAGAGGTAAATCAATTTCGAAAAAAGCACTTCAGAGAGCTCCGGCAGGTGGAGCCACTGTTGATGGAAAAGTATATAAAGGTGGACAATTTTTGCCCGGTAATGAACAAGGAGTACGATTTGTATCTGATGGTGGGGCAGGAGCTTCAGTAGCTTTGGAGTTAGTACGACTTAAGAAAATTATAAATAGTAATTTATCTGCAGAAGTAACGCGTAATATGGGAAGACCGGCTCTTAGATGGCAAACAGGTAGATTTGCAAACTCAGTAAAATTACTTAGTTTACAGTTTGCTCAAAATACAGTTATGGCAAAATATACCTATATGTTAAAACCATATGAAACTTTTGAGAATACAGGTAAAAGAAGGTGGCCAATGTCTTACAACCCTAAGACACTAATTGCAAAGAGCATAAGAAACTTAGCTCAAGGGAGAATAGAACAAAAATTAACTGTTAGGAGAGTATAATGGCATCAACATATCGAACAAAGCGATACAAAATTGTCGAGGCATACGTCGAACAGTTAAAAGGAATTAACGGACAAAGTCCATATAATTCAAATTTATTTAATGAAGTGCATGGAGTTACTTTATTTATCGATCAACTATCACAATTCCCTTCGGTATGCGTGATAGCTGGAGATGAAACAAGACAGTATCAACCAGATGGATTTAAATGGCGTTTTCTAAACATGGAAATTAGAATATATGTTTCTGATGAAGAAGACCCACAAGAAGAACTAGCTCTTATATTAGAGGATGTAGAAAGAGTTATAGATAATAATGATGTTTTAACTTACGATGATAGTGTAAGTCCAGCATTAAAAACAGTATCCTCAACTGTACTGAATGTCGCCACCGATGAGGGTGTACTAGCACCACTAGGTGTAGGCGAAATATCACTACAGATAAGATATTAAAAAAACAGAAATTACAAGCAGGTAAAAACCTAGCTTAGTACTTTCAAAGACGAAATAGGAGAAAGCAATGGCTTTAAATCTTTCAAGAAATACAAAAGTGTTTGTAAGCTCAGGCAATGGGGCTACTGCAACTGGAGCTATTTTAACGGCACATATTACAGGTGCTGGAGATGAATATGTTGTTGGTAATGTTATAACTTTTGGAACCACAAGTGGTTCTGGTAGTGGTGCAAAAGGAGTTGTTCTAAGTGTAGACGTAGGCAACGGACTAGCTACTATTGGAATGCCTAATAATTTTAGAGGTTCAGGTTATGCAGATGGAGATACTATAACGGCTAGTGCAGTCATAGTCTCTTTAACAGATTCTAGCACACAGAGCGGTACAACTAACTGTGTAGTAACCGTTGATTCCGTTACTTCTGCAACTACTACTCAAGATGGTAGTAGAACAGGAGCAGGTCTATTTAAAGGTAATGAAGAAACTGGAAACTGTTTTAGAATGGGTGTATTAGATGGGTATAGCTTCTCACAAGGAAGTGAATCTACTGATGTAACCATTTCAGAAACGGGTGCAACACCAAATCGTGGATCTAAAAGATTCAATGATGCATTACCACCTGTAGAATGGTCATTTGGAACTTATGTTCGACCATTTAAACACGGATCAGCAAGCTTTAGAACTGCTAACGACATGGATATGTGTGAAAACATAATGTGGGCAGCTATAGCTGGTAAAGATATAACAGATGGTGCACTTTCATCAACCTCAGCAGCAGCAGTTACTTGTGATAGTACAGATGCAGATATTTCATTTGCACGTTCTGAACATCATGAACTGTTAAAACTCAACATTTACTTTGCATTAGAAAATACAACTTATAGACTTAATGATGCTCAAGTTAATACAGCAGAAATAGATTTTTCAATTGATGGTATAGCACAAATCACTTGGAGCGGTAACGCAACCACTATCGATCAGGTAGCTGGTTCAAGTGGTGAAGACCCTTCAAAATATTTAATCTTTAATACTACAGAAGAAGCTGCAACAATTGGAACATCAGCAGGTTACGTTGAAACTGTAAATTATATTGATACTACAGCTCCATCAGATGCTGATTATATCAGGAATAAATTATCCACACTAACTTTAACTCATACTAAAAATTCTAGTAGTGTTTTAGAAGTTGGTGCAACTGCTTCAACAACGACTTATGACATTAACATAACTGGCGGTAGTATTACTATTGAAAATAATGTTACTTATGTAACACCAGAAACTCTAGGTATTGTTGATAAACCAATCGGTTCCTTTACAGGTTCAAGGGCTATTAGTGGTTCAATGACTATGTATTTGGATACCAAAAGTAGTGGTTCAAACCAACTTTTAACCGACTTAGCAGCAGCAACTGACTTAGTAACAAATGCTTTTGATATGAGCTTATTCATGGGCGGAACTACCGCACCAAATGTTGAATATGACATACCAAGAGCGCATCTTTCAATACCAACTATTGAAGTAGGAGATTTGATCTCAACTTCCGTAGAGTTTATGGCTCACGGTAGTACTTTACTATTAGGTGATGAAATGACAGTAGTTTATAAAGGATCTACCTCTCATAGTCAATCAGGCTATGCAGCAAGTAGCTCACACTTAGCTTAATAAAAACATGTCTTATAGTTTTCTTCGTGAGAGTAAACTATACATAGTGTACGGCGGAAACAAGTATAGAATCTATACTTCTTCCGCCCTCACTTTCAATCAAACATTTGCAGAAGAATCGTATTCAGTAAAGACTTTGCACGATCAATCAAAAATGTTTGAAGGCTCAAGCATAACAAAAGCAAACCCTGCTTCGTTTAGTTTTGATGTCCCTTTAACAACAGAGAAAGACGAGTCTATTGTACTTACATTAGCAAGCGACTTAAGTTCTAATATATTAAATTCGTTTGATATGTATGTACAAACAGGAAGCAGCACTTTCAAATTAGAAGGTGCAATTATTACTTCAGCTAGTTTTGATTTTATACCACAAAATCAATTTACTATGCGAGTTGAAGGAGAAGGAACAAAATTAACGAGAGCGGGTGATGAAGATTTCACAATCCCCGGCTCGGCTCAATCTGAGTCAGCCACAAGAACACCTCTTTTAGTTTATCCAACCGTTACATTAAATGACGGCACTTCTAGAAATATGGACAATATTTTAAGTGTTAATTTAAATATTCAAAATGAAACGGAATGGACACCTTACGAAACTTTACAAGATAGCTTAAATAGTACTACAATGTTTCCCAGTGCACACACTGTGGGAAAGCGTATAATATCGGGAGAAATACGTCAATACCAAACCGACAATAATGTCGGACAATTCGATGATTTTAGTACAAGTACTGATTTAACTATTACTGCGAAAAAAGTTTCTGGTGATACTGATTTTTTTAAAATTCAAATAAATCCAGCTATGTATACAGCTAGGATGAGCCCAGAAGAGGTTTATACCCAAAGTTACGACTTTCGTTCGTTAGATAATACTGATACAGTATCTACTCAAATCACAGAATACATTTAAACCGTAGGAGAAAAAAATGGAACTAAAATCCCTATTAGTGGATAGTAAAACCACTTGGGTAGAGTTTCCGGGACTCGATGGCTTTGAAGTTGAACTGGCAAACCTCTCCCGAAAAGAACTAATTGCATTAAGAAAAAGATGCACACAAAATAAATTTAATCGAAAAACACGAGCATTTGAAGAAGTACTTGATGACGATAAGTTTTTAGAACACTTTACTAATGCAACTGTTAAAGGTTGGAAAGGTTTAAAACTAAAATATTTAGAAGATTTAGTACTTGTTGAATTAGGAAGTAATGATCCTAATAAGGAAATGGAATATACAATCGAAAATGCTATTGTATTAGTAGAAAACTCTAATGAATTCGATAATTGGCTCAATGAGGTAGTCTTTGACCTTGAGAACTTTCGTTCTGCAGAGCAAGCAAAAATTAAAGGACAAGCTAGAGCTCTTCCTAAATCATGATGAAATAGGTATGTCTAAAGACCAGTACTTACGAATGTGTGAGCAAACTGGTGAAGAGATTGATT